TTGTTCACACATTTTGGTGCAGCAGCAAACTTCTTAGAGATAAAGAGACAAAAGTTGAAAACCTCTATTGAAGAAAAACGCTCTGCAAGTGTAGGTTTTGAGTTCCCCAAAGGTTTCCAACCTTATAAAGGAAACTGGAGGGGAATACAACCAGAAACATATAAGCACTTTGATGCTTTTATGCATCACGATTCGCAGTTTAATGGAAGAATAGTCTTCCCGATTCGTGATATAACAGGAAAGGTGGTAGCTTTTAACGGTCGTCATATGACAATGACCGAGATACCTAAGTATCTAATATACCCTCCACAAGCTAAGCTACCACTGTATCCTTCTAATGTTAAACCTATTAAGGGTAAAGTAATATTAGTAGAGGGTATATTTGACATGGTAAATTTATGGGACAAAGGATTGACAAATGCAATCTGTTGTTTCGGAACAAAGAACATAGACATAGAAAAGCTATCAATACTTAAGATGCAGAACATAGAAGCAGTAGATATTATGTTTGATGGCGATAACGCAGGACAAGAGGCTGCGGAAGATTTAAAAGTAATGGCAGAAAAGGTTGGACTAATATCTAGAAATATAAATCTAGGTTCTAATATAGACCCAGGCGGACTTGCCTTAGCAAAAGTGAGTAGTCTTAGGGATAGGTTATATGGTTAACCGAAAATATTACTTGACATGGCGCTCATAATTTGTTATAATATATACAATGGAAAAACAAATGACAAAAGTAGCAATAATTGAATCAAAGATGTCCCGAACTAATTGGGGCGACCGCTTTGAGAATGCGTTTGAGTTCGACAGATATGCTCTGTGTTCAGACGCCAGAAAGAAAAAGATTTTAAAAGCAGATGTAGATATAGAAGTTAACCTTGATGATTATACTTGGGTAGTACTTGTAGGCTCCGAAGCCTTAAAGTATTACACAAGTGTAAATTCTATCACAGAATACAGCGGCAGATGTGTAGAAGATAAATTTCTGCCCGTTATCAATCCTGCTATGCTTTCGTTTAAGCCTGAAGCTAAACCACTTTGGGACGAGAGCAAAAAGAACATACAAGAATTTATAAGTGGAGACTTGGTAGTAGCACAAGTAACAGAAGAGCAAGCATTAGGAATTGATGATGAGGCAGAGGCAAGAGAGTTTTTGCAGGCAGCATTAGACCACCCTAATAAATTTATAGCACTCGACTCAGAGACAACAGGACTTTATCCTAGAGATGGTTATATGATAGGATTTAGTCTATCTTATAAGAAGGATATGGGTGCCTATATACTTACTGATGTTATCACGCCAGACATCGAGGAAATAATGCAAAAGATATTTGACACTAAGATAGTAGTGTTTCATAATGCTAAGTTTGATTTAGCTTTCTTTGAGTATCATTTCAACTTCAAGTTTCCACGCTTTGAAGATACTATGCTTCTTCACTATTGCTTGGAAGAACAGCCAGGCACACATGGTTTAAAACAACTCGCTATGAAGTACACACCTTATGGTGATTATGAGAAACCAATGCATGACTGGATAGCAGGATTTAGAAAATCACAAGGAATACTCAAAGCAGAATTTGCTTGGGATAGTATTCCTTTTGAAGTTATGAAAACATACGCAGCAATGGACGCAGTAGTTACATTGCTAGTATTCGAGAAACTATATCCAGCTGTTAAGAAAAATGCTAAACTATGGTCTGTATATGAAAATATACTGATACCTGGCTGTCGCTTTCTAACAGATGCACAAGATAACGGAGTGCCTTTCGATAGAGAAAGATTAGAAAAAGGTAGAGACTTGATGCAAGAAGATATAGATAATGCAGTTGCAAAACTATATGAGTTTGAAGCAGTAGAAAAGTTTGAAGAAGTAAATCAAAAACAATTTAATCCAAACAGTACAGTACAGCTAAGACAATTACTGTTTGATTTTGTTGGACTAAAACCAACAGGCAAAAAGACTGGTACAGGTGCACACTCGACAGATGCAGAAGTACTAAAACAATTAGCAGAAGAACATGAAATACCTGCTCATATTCTTAGCATAAGACAAAAGTCTAAGATAAAGAATACTTATCTTGATAAAATATTACCACAACTTGATAGAGATGATAGACTGCGTACAGGTTTCAATCTGCATGGCACAACATCAGGTCGTCTATCTTCGAGTGGTAAAATGAATATGCAACAAATACCTAGAGATAATCCTATTGTCAAAGGTTGTATTCGTGCTAAACCAGGCAACAAGATAGTTGCAATGGACTTAACAACTGCAGAAGTATATGTTGCAGCTGTACTCGCTGATGATAAGAACCTTATGAATATATTTAAAGAAGGCGGTAACTTCCATAGTAATATTGCTAAGTTAGTGTTTAACTTGCCTTGTGAAGCAGATGAAGTTGCAGAACTATACCCTACCGACAGACAGGCTGCTAAAGCTGTAACATTCGGTATTATGTATGGTGCTGGTTCAAATAAAATATCACAGCAAGTTACTACAGACTCGGGCACTTACTTTAGTAAGACTCAGGCTCAGGAAGTCATTGATGATTACTTTAGACAGTTTCATAAACTAAAAGCATGGATAGATAAGAGTAGTAGATTTATTATGGATAATGGATTTATCTATGGTGCTACAGGCAGAAAGAGAAGATTACCGAATGTAAATTCTGATAATCAAGGAATACAAAGTCATGAAGTTAGGTCTGGTATGAACTTCTTAGTTCAATCAGTAGCTTCTGATATTAACTTACTTGGTGGAATTGATATGAATGAATATATCAAAAGAAATAATATGAAGTCAAGAATCTTTGCTTTAGTCCATGACTCAATTCTTGCAGAAGTGCCAGAAAATGAGATAGAGTTATACTCAGAAAAACTACAAGAGTTTATACAATTAGATAGAGGATTTAGTATCCCAGGAACTCCTGTAGGTTGTGACTTTGACATTGGTGATGACTATTCGTTTGGAAAGTTTGAAGCCAAGTATGATATATGATAGACTAAAATTTCCAATATTTACAATCCATACTGATGATGTAGTGTCAGCAGATGGATTGCTTTGGATTGAAAACAAAGTATTAGACGATACTAATATGAAAGGGGAGACACTAGGCATAAGAAGATTGCAGTCTCCTATGAAAAGTATATATCCTTTAAAGTATATGGTAAAAGATATATCATCTTTGCTAAGACATAAAGGTAGTCACTACATAGATAGTGCAGGATATGTATTTACAAAAGAAAAAACAGTAGTGGTAAAACTCAAGTACCACAAAATATTAAGAACAGATAAAAAAGGTGTGGCAAGTATATTATGGATAAAGGATTGTCCTTTTCCATTTACACTAGAAAGACCTTTGAAAGATACAGAAACTTGGGCAGGCATATTATATAGACAAGATATGCCTTGGATTCTGTATTCTACTTCAAATAAAAAAGAAAAAGATTCATGGAGAAAAATATGAAAAGATTTATGTTTTGGGTTGTAGACTGCTGGAGAGTAGTAATGGATAATAGATTCAACCCTTTAAGACACATACCAGATGCTTCAATACAAGCATATTTTACACTCGTACTCTTTACTATGTGGTCAGTTACATTTGGCTTTATAGCAACTTATTATTTAGGTTGGTATGGTTATGATACTCTTACTTCTATCATTGTTCACTTATCAATAGTGATACCTTTGATATTTACAAATGTTGTATTTAAAGAAGCAGAAGAAAATGGAAGCAAGTGGTATACTGAGTACAAACAAGAAGAGTGGAAAAGAAAACTCTTTCCAAGAAAAAACAATGTAATTAAATGGGACATTGATAAAGAAGCATGATACATGTAATGGATAATATATTTCCACAACATCTATTGTCTCATTTTAGTACCACAATAAATAGAAGTCAAAAACCTTTTGTAAGTGGTTATGCTTCAAAAGAGGGAGAAGGTTATTTTAGTTGGGAAGAAAAACACGAGCACAAAGCTATGTGTAGAATGATTTTAGAAAAAGCAGGGCATCACTTTAATATACCTAGTGATGTTCTTGGCTATGAGTACTGGACTCATGTAAATACAAAACCAAATGATATGCACCAAGATAAAGATGAAGTAGCATATTTAAAACATGGTATAAGTAGATTTCCTTTATTTTCTACAGTATTCTATTTGGAAGTAGAAGACTTAATCGGAGGAGAATTAGTATTTGAAGAAGGAATAGAAGTAATACCAAAAACAAACAGATTAGTAATGTTCAAACAAGGACTAGAACACCGAGTTCGTACATTTAAAGGACACAGAGTATCTATAGCAGTAAACCCCTGGAGTACAAAATTATATAAATGAAAAGTGTAGCAGACATTCCCTTTTATTTTTGGGATAAAGTATTACCCGATGAAGCTTGCGACCTAATAATACAGGAAGGATTAGCTTTGGATAACTTTAAATCAGCAGGAGTAAATAGTGATAATACTAAAGACCCCGATTTGAGACAGGGCAGTATAGCTTGGTTTAGTAAAGAAAGTCAAGTAGATGCTCTATTAAAAAGCTATGTAGGTACTGCAAACATTGAGGCAAAATGGAACTATTTAATAAGTCAAAGTGAACAAGTACAGTTTTCTATCTATGGACTACAATCAAGATATGGTTGGCATAGAGATACAGATGTTAAACTAGAAGAAGGAGTGGCTATAAGAAAGTTATCTGTATCAGTACAGTTAAGTCACCCTGATGATTATGAAGGAGGAGACTTTGAGATAAAAAATTTCTTTGGATATAAATTAAATAATAATAAAAAAGAACTTAGAAATAGAGGAACTATAATAGTATTTCCTTCTTTCTTGGAACATCAAGTAACTCCTGTAACAAAGGGTACTAGATACTCTTTGGTGCAGTGGTATAGTGGGCCTGATTGGCGATGAGAAATCCATACGACTATTACCCAACACCTGAGTGGTGTTATCAAAATTTACCAATAGACTGGAGTCAATTTAAGACTGCAATGGAACCTTGCGAGGGAGATGGTAGAATAACAAAGTTTTTACAAAGTAAAGGAATGGAAGTAACTACCTGTGAAATACAACATGGTAAAGACTTTTTAGACTATGGGTATGATTTTACAGAAGATTATGGCTTTGACTTAATTTTTACAAACCCACCTTTTAGTATAGCAGAAGAATTTATTGAGCATAGTATGATGCTTTCTACAACAGTAGTAATGTTATTAAGAATAAATTTTTTAGGCAGTCAAAAAAGATATGACTTTTGGAATCAGTTTCCACCCGATGGATTGTTCATTCTTAGTAAAAGACCTTCGTTTACAGGAAAAGGCACAGATGCTACAGACTATGCTTGGTTTGTATGGAGTGATATAAAGGAGTTACAAGGACTTCACTGGATAAAATGAAAGCAGTACTTAGTGATAGAATTTATATGGAAGTGCTTCCGCATACTCAAAAAAAGATTGATGATGAATTAACTTATTCCATACCTTCTTTTAGATTTAGTGACCCACCATTTATAATTAAAAACATGGCATTAATTAAGCAAGGGCTTATAGCTATACCTATTGGTAGACAGGATTTAATACCAAACGACTATGAAATAGTTGATAAACGAACCGAGAAACCTCAGAAGTTTCCTGCTTTTGCATTTCAATTACGTGAAAGCCAACAGTTGGTATATGATGAAGTATATGATAGTGCTATAATTAACGCTTGGGTCAGTTGGGGAAAGACATTTACAGCTTTAGCAATAGCTGGTAAGTTAGGTCAAAAGACTCTTGTAGTTACACACACTGTCCCTTTGCGTAAGCAGTGGGAAAATGAAGTACTCAAAGTCTTTGGATTTAAAGCTGGAGTGATTGGTAGTGGTAGCTTTGATACAAAACCTCCTATCGTAGTAGGAAATATACAATCACTATACAAAAGAATAAAAGATATTAGACAAGAATTTGGAACAATCATACTAGATGAAATGCATCATGTATCTTCTCCAACATTCTCACGAATTATAGATAAGTCTTGTGCTAGATATAAGATAGGACTTACAGGTACCTTACAAAGAAAAGATGGTAAACATGTTGTCTTCCGAGATTACTTTGGAGATAATGTCTTTAAACCACCAAAGGAAAACTTTATGGTGCCAAAAATTGATATCCTACAAATACCTATAAGGTTTATAGATGGAACATCAATACCTTGGGCTAATCGAATAAATGAGTTAGCCTACAACCCAGAGTACCAACATTCTATAGCCATGGCTGCTGCATCATATGCCGCCAAAGGTCATAAAGTGTTAGTAGTATCTGATAGAGTAGATTTCCTAAAGAACTGTGCCAAACTCACTGGTGATAATGCAGTTTATGTGACAGGAGATATACCACACGAAGAAAGACCAGATATACTTCAACAGATTTATGAAGATAAAGACATACTGTATGGGACACAATCAATATTCTCAGAGGGTATTTCTTTAAATATTCTAAGCTGTTTGATACTGGCAACACCAGTAAATAACGAGCCTCTACTTACCCAGCTCATTGGTAGGGTTATTAGAGATTATGAAGGAAAACCACAACCCGCAATAGTAGATATTAATTTAATCGGAAAAACTGCAAAGAGACAGGCTAGTCAACGACTAGGATACTATATCAAACAAGGATATGAGATATCAACCCTGTAAGCACCTCCGAAAAATACTACTTGACACGAGTTTCAAAATTTGTTATAATATATGATAAAATATAATTGGGAAAAGATATATAGAGAAGCGAAAGGCGATAGTGTTTCAATTCTCACTATTATTCATCTCTTGACTTACAAGAGAATCCCAGCCAGCCGAAAGGATAAAACATACAAGTACTTTGGGAAAAGTTTTCTCGGGGATAGCTTTCTGTGTAATCCTAGACAATTACTGGTAGAGAGAAGAAATTATAGTAATAAAGAAGCTGCAGAATATATTGCAGTTGCTTCATACCGTAATTACTTTGAATTTATGCAATCAGGTAAGACAACATTAGAGTTGCTACACTTACCTGTTGACACAACGATAGTAAATCGCAACAGACTGCTTCATCTCAAAGATGGTCTAATACACTTTGAGTTTGAAGATAACGCTAAATGGAGAACATAATGGCAATAAAATTTAATCAAACTAAGGGCGGAGCCCAAAAAGATAAAATCGACCAGTACACATACAAAGAAGGGGACAACAAGTTCCGTCTAGTAGGTGATATACTGCCGAGATACGTTTACTGGATTAAAGGTGAAAATGGTAAAAACATTCCTATGGAGTGCTTAGCCTATGACCGTGATACAGAAACATTCAATAACAAGGAAAAAGACTACGTAAGAGAGTTTTTTCCTGATTTAAAATGTGGTTGGGCATACGCTATTCAAGCTATTGACCCAGCAGATGGCAACGTCAAAGTTGTTAATCTAAAAAAGAAACTCATGGAACAAGTAATGGTTGCCGCAGAAGATTTAGGCGACCCAACTGACCCTGAAACAGGGTGGGACGTTTGCTTCCAAAGAGTTAAGACTGGACCTATGGCTTTCAATGTAGAGTATAGACTCCAAGCACTTAAGTGCAAACCAAGACCTCTAACAGACGAAGAGAAAGCTTCTATAGCTGACCTACGTTCTATGGACGATGTCTTACCAAGACCAACCGCAGATGCTCAATTAGAGCTATTGCAAAGAGTAACTCAACCTGCTGATGCTGCTGAAGCACCATCAGATGTGGATAGTGAGTTCAGTATTAGCTAGGAGAAAATTATGATAGGAGTAGGAGAACAATTTCCAAGTATGCATCTTCAAGGTGTAGACTTAGACAACTCAATAATGAATATAGATATATTAGCACCAAGTGAATGGTCTGTAATATATTTTTATCCCAAAGACTTTACTTTTATTTGCCCTACTGAAATAACCGCTATGGATAAATTAGTAGATGATGCAGATGTTATAGGAGTCAGCGGAGACAATGAGTTCTGTAAGATTGCATGGAAAACAGCAGATGGTAGAATAAGAAATATTAAACATATTCTTGCTGCTGACTGTGGTCTGGTACTCGCTAGTAAACTAGGAATAGTTGACAAGCAAGAGAATGTTTGCCTTAGAGCAACATACATAATTGACCCTGAAGGGGTAATACAACATGTATCAGTTAATGCACTAGATACAGGCAGAAATGCCCAAGAAATCCTTAGAACTTTACAGGCACTTAAATCTGGTGGTCTCACCGGGTGTGCTTGGGAACCAGAGGACGACTTCGTAGCATGATATTATTTACAGCAGATTGGCATATTAAGTTAGGACAAAAGAATGTACCAATGGCATGGGCATGTACTAGATATAAGTTGTTCTTTGAAGCAATTCAAGAATTAGAACCACACTTTAGTATGCACATTATTGGTGGAGACTTATTTGATAGAGTGCCTTCAATGGACGAGATTACTTTATACTTTGATTTTATTAAAGAAGTAAAGATACCAACAATTATATTTGATGGTAACCACGAAGCTACAAAGAAGAATAAGACTTTCTTCTCTAATCTTAAGAGAGCCACATCTGATGTAAACCCTTTAGTTGAGATTGTAGATACAACTACTGAATATGATTGGGGGACATTACTCCCATATGCAGACTTGCATAAGAAAGGTTCAATAGAAAAATGCAATCCCAACAAACCTTTGTATACTCATGTAAGAGGAGAGATACCTCCTCATGTTACACCAGAGGTAGACTTAGATAGATTTAGTCCATTTCCTGTAGTTTTTGCGGGTGACCTACATAGCCACTCCAATACGCAGAGAAATATAGTCTATCCAGGAAGTCCTATGACTACATCTTTTCACAGAGATTTGGTCACTACAGGATTTCTGATTATACATGATGATAACAGTTGGACGTGGGACACTTTCGACTTACCACAGCTTCTTAGAAAAACGGTAAGTAGTGAAAGTGAAATGATAGCGTCTGACTTTCATCACACCATTTATGAGATTGAAGGAGATGTAGCTGACTTAGCAAACATTAAGAACTCCGAACTGCTTGATAAGAAAGTAGTAAAACGAAGTACAGAAGCTACACTCAACCTCAAGAACATGACAATAGACGAGGAGTTAGTAGAGTACATGAGTGCTATACTAAATCTAAATGACAACAAGATAAAACAAATAATGGGAGTGTTTAATGATTACTCTAAAAACGCTACGCTGGGATAATTGTTTTAGTTATGGTACGAACAATATTTTACACCTTGATGATAGTAACCTTACCCAACTCGTTGGGACAAATGGACAAGGTAAGTCTTCCATACCACTTATTATCGAGGAAGTATTATTTAATAAGAACTCGAAAGGTATTAAGAAACAAGAGATACAGAACAGGTTCGTTAACAATGGCTACTCAATAAATCTCACATTCTCAGTAGATGGGAATGAGTACGAAATTGATGTAAGTAGAAAAGCTAGTATAAAGTGTAAACTCTATAAAAATGGAGAGGACATTTCTAGTCATACTGCAACCAACACATATAAGACAGTCCAAGAACTGCTTGGACTTGATTTTAAGACTTTCACACAACTTGTATATCAGAACACAAATACATCATTACAGTTTCTAACTGCGACAGATACAAATAGAAAAAAGTTTCTCATTGATTTGTTAAAGCTAGAAGAATATGTAGAGTTCTTTGATATATTCAAGGACGCATCAAGAGAGATTTCTTTTGAAGTGAATAGTCTCAACAGTAAGTCTGATACAATAGTGAAATGGTTAGATGAAAATAAATTAGAGAGTACTAACATACTTCCTATTATAAATCTACCAAAATATTCACAAAAAGACGAAGAAGATTTACAGCAGTTACGAAGCGATTTTGAAAAGATTTCGGAAAATAATAAAAAAATTATAGATAATAATTTTAATCTCGAACTACTTCAAAAGGTAGAAACGAGTGAGCATAGATTGTATAAGGGTGAAAAGATTGACCTTGCCGCTAAGTCGCAGAAACTTGGCACTATACGTGCAAAATTGTCTGATGCTCAAGCGCATTTGGACAAACTTGCAAAGCTTGATACGCAATGCCCGACCTGTGAACAGGAAATAGATTGGGACAAACTCGAAGAACTTCGAATGAATTATGTAAGTATTATTACACATGGAGTTGACGAAGAAGAAGATATTGAAGAAGATATCAAGAAAGCAAGAGAAAACAATAAGAAAGTTGCAATTCGTGATGTACAACAACGCGAGTTTGAAGAACTTATGAGAGTTGTGGACAAGAGTCTACCTTCTCAAATTTTAGACGGCGACGAGATTTCCACACAGATTGACGAACTCTCTTCAAAGATTGCGAATATTCGTACAGAAATCGAGAGAATAAGTTCCGAGAATATAGTGGCAGAACGCCACAACACTCGTATCTCTATCATTGATGAACAAACAAACGAAATGGAATCGCAACTGGAAGGGATTGTCGCGGCTTTGGGTAAAGTAGAAGAAAAGTCTGCTCACTTAGAGATACTGAAGAAAGCATTTAGTACAAATGGACTACTTG